ACATGGACCAAGAAACAAATGTTTCGAACAGAAACAGAAGCAAGGTTTTCTGTATTACAAGATAATAGATATCCAACCAAAGCTTCAAAATATTGGCAGTGTGTAAGAGAACAATCATCATACTTAGATAATCTTATGGCCCTATCGTTTGACTACAGAAGAAATGAGGCAAAGATAACTTGGTTAGAAAAAAAGATTGATACGGAAGAGGATGAATATAAGAGAACCAAATATCAAATAGATTTAGACGAATGTAGATTTGCAAAAGCATCAATGGAAAAAGTTGCAAAACATAGAATGAGAGAAATTAAAATGTGGTCTAAATTAAAAGGTGAATTTAATGATGGATCGTTTAATGATAAAGATGTTAACCAACACCAGTTAGAATCTTATGGATTACAGTACCATGAAAAAGCTAAATCATTAAATGCAAACTCATCAGAGGCAGAAGTATTTAATGTTATGGGTCAATTACAATCACTACAAAGAATTAAAAAGTCTGGTGAATTAGAAAGCAGTTATAAAGAACAAGATAAAATTACCCAACATGGGAAACCAAAAACGTAAGTTATTATTTTTAATAGCATTACCTAGATCTGGAAATACTTTATTTACAAGTATTATAAATCAAAATCCAGAGATAGCTTGCACAGCTAATTCTGTAACTTTAGAAATAATGAAAAATCTTTTTTTAGTAAAGACAACAGATACGTTTAAAAACTTTCCTGATTACAAATCTTTAGATAACGTATTGGATAATGTGTATAATCTATACTACAAAGATTGGCCCCAACGGATAATTATAGATCGCGGTCCTGCACTAGCAAGTAGTAATCCTGGAAATTTTGAATTACTGCAAAGACATTTTAAACCTGGTTTTAAATGCATTGTTTTATTAAGAGATTTAATGGATGTGTTTGCAAGCTATATGAAATGGTATACAGAAAATCCAAGTGCATTTCCAAATATGCGTGGTTGTAAAAATGATGAAGAAAAATTGTTAATGCTCATGAATAAAGACGGCGCAATTGTAAAAGATTTAAAAGCAATTAAAAATTCATATAATTATTCTAATATTTGTCACTATGTAAGATATGATGATATTATTACTAATCCTGAAAAAGAGTTTAAAAAAATTTATAAATTTTTAGATGAACCTTATTATCCCCATTACTTTGAAAACTTGAAACAAATTAATATTAATGATATAGAATACGACGATACAGTAGTAGGAAAGAATATGCACACTATAAGAACAACAGTTAGAAAAAAAACAAATAATTATATTGTGCCAAAAAGTATTAGAGAAAAATATGGACACATTAAAATTTGATTTTGTATTTTTAGGTCAATCGGTTTTAAAGTATCAAGTACCGCTTGATATATTTATTACAATTAATACGCTCTACGAACAAAACTTTCATAACTTTGAACCAGCTAATGATCAATTAGTTGGCAAAATAGAAAAAGAACATTCTTTATTTTATCAAGGTGAAGATCAAACAAAAATGAAAAATCACAATATGTTACCAAGAGATGTAACAAATTATTTTATGACTGTGTTTAAACACTATCTAGCATTTAATAAAATAAAAGATTACGAGTCACATTTAAATTCAGTCTGGATTAACGAAATGAAACAACACGAATATAATCCTGCTCATATTCATCGTGGTATGTTATTTACTGGTTTATCTAGTGTTATGATTTTAAAACTACCATCAACATTTGGTAAAGAATATTCAAATGCTGAAGTACCACAAAATGGTAGACTTCAAATATTAGGTGCAGCTAATGGTCAGTTTTCTAAAATAGATTATCAACCACCAATGAACCTTAGAGATTTTTATGTATTTCCATATGATATGAGACACTGCGTATATCCGTTTAATGGAACCAATGAAGTAAGAAGAACTCTTGCTGCAAACTGTGACGTGCATTTTGACCCTATAAGAAATAGAGGTGCTAGTTAATGGAAAAACAATATTACATAGATAATCACATAGGTATATTTAAAAATTTTATGCCAAACGAATTAATAGATGATTACACAAATTATTTTAATAAGTGTGAGCAACAAGGTGCAGTATATCCAAGAAAAGAAGAAGAGATGTTAGTATCTGATAATGCAATAGATACTATTAGAGATATGAATGTTTCTTTAACCTATGTAAACAGACCTTTTATAGATATGTTTTTTAAAGATGTTTATCCTCTGTATGTTAAAAAATATTCATACTTAAAAAAATTATCTAGTCACAACATATTAGAAGTTAAAATACAGAAAACTAAAGTAGGTGAAGGTTATCATTTTTGGCATTGTGAAAATTCTCAAATGAAAGCTAGAAATAGAATACTAGCTTTTATGGTATATCTTAACGATGTAACAGAAGGTGGAGAGACAGAATTTTTATATCAAAAGTGTAGGTTTAAACCTGAAAAAAATACTATGTTAGTTTGGCCTGCACAATTTACACATCTTCATAGAGGCAACCCTCCTTTATCGAATGATAAATATATAATAACAGGATGGGTAGAATACGGATATTAATATGATAACAGAACCACGATGGAAATCTTATATAGTAGAAACTACACAACCAATCTTTACACCTAAACAATGTCAGATGATTATTGAAGCTGGACGTGCAGAACCTAGAAAAGATGCATCTGTTGGAAGTAGTAAAGGTATTAAAGGTGAAGGAGTTATAGATACTAAAACTAGAACTTCGCACATTAGTTGGATACCATTTAAAAAAATGCCTGACATGTACAAAGACATAGAAAAAATTATGAAAACTACTAATGGTAATCACTTTGGTTTTGATGGAATGCAACTTACAGAATTTGCACAATACACAGAATATCCAGAAGGCGGGTTTTATGAATGGCATGTAGATAATGATGTAAACTGTCAACATGAACCACCGGTACGAAAAATATCTATGACTTGTTTACTTTCTCCTGAGAATGAATTTGAAGGTGGGGATTTAGAGTTAATGGCTGAAAATAAGGTTGCAAAAATAAAACAAGGACACGCGGTATTCTTTGCGTCTTTTATAAGACATAGAGTTAAACCTGTAATACGTGGTAACAGAAAGTCTTTAGTTATGTGGTTTGGAGGAACACCGTTTAAATAATGTTTAGAGATTTATTATTTCCAACACCTGTTTATATTGCAGACATAAAGCATCCAACTCTTAATCAAGAATTGGAAAGAGATATTGTAGCTTGGTCTAAACAAGATAAAGGTGTTGTAAGAACTAATGTACAAGGTTGGCATTCAACTACTAATATGTCAGAGTTGCCTCAATTTAAAAAATTAGTTGATATGTTATATGCTTGTCAAAAAACAATATACGAACAAGAATATTATGAAAGTGAACCTTTTTTAGGTAATATGTGGGCTAATATAAATCCACCAGGTGGTATGAATAGAGCACATCAACATCCAAACTCATTATGGTCTGGTGTATATTATGTAAAAGCTCCTAAAAATTCAGGAGATTTAAAAATAGATGATCCAAGATCATCAGCTGCAATGTGTAGACCTCAACAAAAAGAAGGGGAAAAACCTGCAAGATTATTTAGAGAAACACATTATGAACCTATTGCTGGAAGATGTATTATGTTTCCTTCTTGGTTAATGCACTGTGTTGATCCTAATAGATCTAATGATATAAGAATATCAGTATCGTTTAATTTTTTACAGAAAGGTATGTTTGTATGACATTTCAAACTAATAAATATCAAGTAATCAAAAAAGCATTATCTTATGAAATGGCTAATTTTATATTAAATTATTTCTTACTTAAAAGAGATGCAACAAGATTCATGTATGAGAAAAACATACACTCACAGTCCCCGATCCTTGGAACATGGACCGATAAACAGGTACCAAATACATTCTCATGTTATGGTGATTTTGTAATGGATACACTATTAGTTAAAATGTTGCCTGTTATGAAACAACATTCAGGATTAGATCTAATACCAACTTATTCATACGCTAGAGCGTATAAAAAAGGTGACATATTAAAAAGACATAAAGATAGACCTAGTTGTGAGATATCCTGTACGCTTAATTTAGGAGGAGATCCTTGGCCTATATTTATAGATGGCACAGGATCTAATAATGTAATAGATGAATACAAAAATATCCATAAACCAAACGCTCCAGCAGGGACGAAAGTCTTGCTTGAAGTAGGGGATATGCTAGTATATAGTGGATGTGAACTCGAACATTGGCGAGAGCCTTTTGACGGGAACATTTGCGGTCAAGTATTTCTACATTATAATCATGTAAATGGCCCATTTGCTGACAAAAACAAATTTGATGGAAGACCTATGTTAGGCCTACCAGCATTTGTAAAATAGTATTATAATGAGGTTATATGTTACAAAAATTAGGATTCCTACCAGGGTTCAACAAACAAGTTACATCAACAGGTGCTGAGTCTCAATGGACAGGTGGAGAAAATGTTCGTTTTAGATATGGTACACCTGAAAAAATAGGTGGCTGGAATCAATTAGGAGAATCAAAACTTACAGGAGTTGCAAGAGGACTTCATCATTTTGTTAATAAAGAATCTACAAAATTTGCAGCTATTGGTACAAACAGAATTTTATATGTATACTCTGGAGGAGTATACTACGACATACATCCATTAACTAATCCATCTGGTACAGCCATTACTAGTGCATTTACTACAACTAATAATGATAGAGAAGTAACAATAACTTTTAGTGGAGCTCATAATTTTGTTGCCGGGGATATAATATTATTTGGTGATGCCTCTACATTTAGTGCAATAACTAATTCTAATTTTGGATCAGCAGATTTTTGTGATAAAAAATTTATGGTAACTAGTGCACCCACTACAACAACTATAACTATTACAATGCCTAGTGTTGAGACAGGAAGTGGAGCAACTACTTCTGGAGGAATTACTTATTATCAATATTATCACGTAGGACCGGCTGAACAGATAGGAGCTTTTGGTTGGGGTATATCTTTATTTGGTGGTACAATTTTAGGATCAATAACAACTACATTAACAGCTCCAGGTTTAAATAATGATGCCAATGGTACAGGTGGATCAGGAACTACGATTAATGTCGGAAGCACAACAGGATTTCCTTCTACCGGAACTAATTATTTTCAAGTAGGTACTGAAGAAATTTCTTACACAGGTGTAACAGCTACAAGTTTTACAGGAATTACCAGAGCAGTTAGAGGATCGACTCGGGCTGCGCATAGTGGAGGAGCTACTATTACTAACACGTCTAGTTGGACTGGATGGGGATCAGCTGCAGCTAACACCGATAAAGTTACAGACCCTGGTCTATGGTCCTTGGACAACTTAGGCTCTACACTTATTGCGTTAATACATAACGGCGAATGTTTTGAATGGGACGGCGATGCAGCTAATGCAACAGCAACAAGAGCTACAATTATATCAGGTGCACCAACAGCGTCCCGTGATATGATAGTATCTACTACAGATAGACACTTAATATTTTTTGGTACTGAAAAAACAATCGGTGATAAAACTACTCAAGACGATATGTTTATAAGATTTTCTTCTCAAGAAAATATTAATGATTATACACCTACAGCAGAAAATAGTGCTGGTACACAAAGACTGGCCGCTGGATCACGGATCATGGGATCGGAACTTGGTAGAGATGCAATCTATGTTTGGACAGACACATCTTTATTTACAATGCGTTTTGTTGGTGGAGATTTTACTTTTGCTTTTGCACAGGTTGGAACTAACTGTGGATTAATAGGTATGAATGCAGCAGTAGAGGTTGATGGTGCTGCGTACTGGATGTCTGATAATGGTTTCTTTAGA